AGTCATATTCGGTCTCCTCTATTAAGCATTTATGAACATTCCACAAAGTCGTCATTCCACCGATAAATTTCGGCCAGGTGTCTTCTTCCTGGAATTTTTTTGTGATCGGGAACTGAATTCGGAACATTCCGGCTACAAGGCGATTTTTAAGGAATCGCGCTTCTAACTTGTTAAGCACGTTCGCAACGTCAAAATGTCCTTGTTTGTTCGGGTTATCGTCCTGAATACCCACAAGAAAATAAATTGCGACAATGTTGTTTTCTTCTTCTCCGCTGATTGTTTCTTCGTCCAGGCATACCAGAACGTAAGGAAAATGATCCTTGTCGTCCTTGCCCTTTTTGGCCGGTAAATTCTGCGGATAGACATTGAATTCGACATATTCGTTATTGTTTAACGTAAGGTAGCCTTTCAATTCTTCCTTCACTTCTTCGACAAGCGCTTTTTGTAGCGAAATATCAGTCTGCAACCTTTATCACCCCTTCCGCAAAATATTGCTGATTTCCGCGTCGATTCTTTTTTGTAAAGTTTCGTTCGCTTCGCGGTTGATTTTTTCCATGATGTTTTCATTTTTTACCATCTGTGGAACCGAAGGGCCGTAAAGCTGTTTGATCGGTAGGCCTTCCCCACCCAAACGCGAGAAAACGCCAACGTGTCCCGATTTCATAACAGCGATAAAGGATTTCGGGTTTCCGTCCAACGGCTTAACGCCGCCAGATTTCTTGACGCCGGCCCGGTAAACCTTCGGCGACCTGGACGTTCCGCGGTATTTCACCGGCGTTCCAGGATTTACTTTGAATTTTGACAGCGCGATTCCGCTTCCTTGTGAAATTGCGGCGGCTTTCAGCTTGCTTTTTGTGGCCTTCGTAATGTTGACCGTTTTCTTTACGTTTCCGCTGGAAATGTAATAAAGGGACGACGTTTCCTTTCCCATGTTCTTTTTTACGTTCGAAACGGCCCGGTTGATTGCTCTTGAAAGCACCTGGGGCGCGTTTTTCTTCATGTTTCCAAGCCGACGTTCTATGTCTTCAATGCCAGAAACACGAATTTCAGAAATAATCAATCTTCGTTACCTGATAAAACTATCGTATAGCCGCCGAAATCTTCGAACACGCTCTTGATCGGGTACATTTCCCCGTCAAATTTAATGTGTTGACCGGCTACCGGTTCATAATCAAGATATTTCTTTTGAACGAAGAACATTTTGTCGTCTGTGAAGATTCCGTCTGTATCTGCCATTTTGCCAAGCGACAAATTGACAATCATGTCGTTATCAACAACGACGGGAATTTCTACGCCGTCGATCAGGTGATTTTCCGCAAATTCATTCAGATTAAAAAAAGTGCTGTCAAAATCCTTCTCTAATTGCTCTTTGAAGTTTCGCATTATTCGCCGGCTTCTTCTGCGGCCGCTTCTGCTTCTTCCTGGTAGTTGATTACTTCGTCGTAGAGTTCCGCAAGGGATTTCTGGTCGTAATCTTCGCCAAGATCAAGGCCGATGGAAGCGGCGTATTCCGCAACGTCTTTCTTTGTGCGGATCTTTCTGATTTCGTCGGCGGTTTTGAATGAACCGGGTGTCATTTCGTCGAAACCGTCGCCGAATTCTTCATCGTCGAAGTCGTCTTCCGCGTCTGCTTCGCTTACAGCGTCCGCAACGTCCACAACTTCAACAAACTTCTTCGCTTTCAAGAAGTTTAAGTCTAACTTCGAAATATCATCAGGAAGGATCGCGCCAGGCTTGAACACCTTTCCGTTTGTGCGAACTTCCACTTTTGTTCTATATTTCGCCATAAATTACACCGCCTTTCCGTTCACGTAAAGAACAGCCCAGGAATCCACATCGAAAGGACGTGGAAGCGGTCTGGAAGTAAGACGAAGCATTTTAACTTCGTTCTTTTCGTCTGCGTACTGCTTAGGAACAAGTTTTCCTTCGTATGTAACGAACTTCTTGTCTTCCATCTGTGTTACGGAACCGTATTCAACCTGGCCTTCGCCGTCGGAATGTCCTAAAAGAACAGTTCCTTCCGGAATCATGGCTTCGTCTTCGCCTTCATCGTTCAAGAACCATTCGTCGTATGTGTAAATGTCAAGATCCAGTTCTGCGATTCTGCCGTAGAATGTAAGGGCCGGATCCACAACGCGAGGTTCAATAACAACATTCTTCATGTTAAGAACGTTCATGGCCTTCTGTACGAAAGCGTTATTGATAAAGTCTTCGATTACGTCGGAAGAAAAGATCGCCATATCAGGCGCCTTTCCGGTTGCCTTAATGATCTTCTTTCTGGTATCGCGAAGAACCTTTAAAGGATCCACGCTTGCAAGCGTCCACTGTTCATCAGCACCCAGGACAACAATATTTGTGAAGCCGAAGTCGATCTGAACGTCGATTCCTTCTTCTTCGTCCTGAACGTCGATTTTGCCTTCAAAAAGAATCTGGCGGCACATCCACTCTTTTCTTCTTGCGATGGATTCTTCAAGATCTGTCATATCCTTTGCAAGAAGTTCGTCTTCTCTTTCTTCCGGTGTTCTCTGGCTGTAAATATTTTCACCGATTGCGCGCTGTGAAATATCGTCGATTGTCAAAGGTCTTTCAGGCGCGATCTTCGGTGTGGTGAACTGATTTGTTCTGAATCCCTGACGGGTGATAACCTTTCCGCCCTTTCTAGGACTTACAAGCGGCGCCATTACGCGCTTACCCTTGCGGACGTCAAATTCTACCTTTTCGGAAACGTGGGTTTCCTCACCAGGGAAGAAAGTCTTCTGTAAAAATGTTCTGACGGGCGGTGTCTGGTCGATCGCTTCCATCATTTCACGAGTTGTATAATCAGGCATTTTCTTGTACCCCCTTCTTAGTATTCCTGAACAGCACGAAGAAACATTCCGGCGTTTCTCATGTCTGTTTCGAATGTGTCAATAGTTGCACCTTCGGCCACTGTAACGGCGCCGCGGTTAAATACTCCGGTAAGATAGCAAACAACCGGGATATTATCGCCGGCGGCTTCGCTTCCGGTGTCTGTGTCGTCGGTTAAAATGCCGTAGACTTTCATTTCTACGCCATCAACGGCCTTTCCGGCCAAATATCCGGCTTTATCGTCACCCTTGCAAATAAGGGATCCGCGCTTCAATACGCCCTGGCCGGCTTTCAATCCGATTCCTTCCTTCAAAATGGCGGTTTCGCCGGAAGCAATCAGGGAATCAGGTGTAAATTCACCAATGTTCTGATACATATTCATTACTTAGTCCCCCTTCTCTTGTCTTTATTTAAGGCATTTGCGAAGCCGCGAACCTTTTCTTCCTTCTGCTCTGCTTTCTGCTGGCTTGTGTCATTTCCAGCGTTAGGAACTGCGCCAACTGAACCGGCGCCGGAATTTGTGAGATCTTCGACAATATTTGTCATTGTCTGCTGTCCGGCTTTGCTGTTTGCTTGCATTTGTGCAAGTGCTAAATCAGCGGCGGAAATCGGTTCGTCATACTTTGCTTTGTTCAGAACGTCGTCGGAAATGCCGCTTGAAATGCTGTCAATGGCCTTTAATCTTTCGCGTTCTGCTTTGAGTGCGTCTTCAATGATTTCATTTACGAAATCAGGATAGGCGCTTCTTAACTGTGCGGCATTTGTGATAGTAGGTGCCGCCGGGTTCTGTGTCTGTCCCATGTCACTACTTCCTTTCTGTGAAGAATTTTTTGTATTAAAAAAAGTCCCGGTTTCTTTCTGCGGCGTTTTAGAAAGATCCTGAACCTTTTTTCGAATATCATCGGGAACGAAGTTTTCAACGTAATTCGTGAAGTTGTAACCAACCCCGTTCACCATTAAAATTTTTCTATCCAGAACGCTATTCTGGAAGTTTTCTTCGATTACTTCATCGCAAAAGCCATTGTCAACGGCTTCTTGGCCTACATACCAGGTTTCGTTGTTCATAAGCTGTTCGATTTCTTCATCGGTTTTCCCTACTCTGTCGCGATATACCGACATAATGGATTCTTTTACCTGATCCGTAATTTCTGCCAGTTTCAACAAATCTTCGGATTCGTAGGCGCCCCAAAGGGTAATTTTCGGATTGTGTACCATCAGAATAGCGTTTTTCGCAATTCTTCTTGTGTCGCAAGCCATCAAAATAATTGTCGCGGCACTGGCGCAAAGGCCCATGATCGTTCCGGTAATCTTCGCTTTATTCTCAACCAGTGCGTTATAGATCGCGTTTGCGGCGTATACATCGCCGCCGCCGGACTGAATCAGAACGTTTATGCTCTTTTTGTCGCCCAGTGCGTTTAATTCGTCAATGAAATTTCGGTAAGTGACACAATCTTCACTCCACCAGTCTTCTTCTGACGAAATGGTTCCGAATAATTGAAGATCGGCCGTATCGGTTCCGGTGTCAACGAAGTTCCAGAACTTATTGATCGTCGTCGCCTTCATCGCCGGCGCCGTCTGATTTACGATTTTCGTCTTCTTCATCGTCGTTTTCTCCTTCTTTTTTGAATTTTTCCGCACCTTCGGCCGGTTTTGCGGCGCTCTGGTTAATTCCAGCCGCCTTCAATAACTCATTTTCACGGGCCAACTGTGCGACGTTGGCTTCGAAGTCGCCGCCGTTCATTTCGACGGTTTCCTTCTGTCTGGTTGAAAGTCCGATTTGAATTCGCTTTTCAGCGGCCGAAACTTCCTTCACTGGATCAATCATGCCCTGGGCCGGGCCGTTCCACTGTGCGCCGCAATAGGCTTTCTTAATCATCGGATCAAGGAAAAAGCCAGGGGCCTTCAATCGTCCAGAACTGATTGCTTCCACAAGGAATATTTCATAAATCGGCTGGCATAAATCAGCCGCTAACCAGGCTCTTTTCATTCGAAACGCCTTCCAGGCTTCCAACAAGGCCGCCCTGGAAGCGGAATAACTGGAATTAAAGTTTTTCACCAGCAATTCGACCGGAATTTCAAGCGCGGCGCCGATATACTTCGAAAGCGCTGTGACAAATGCGTCGAAATTCGTTGAAGGTCTTTTCGCGTCGGCGATTTCCACTTTTTCGCCCGGATTTAACATATTTACCATACCAGGCCCCAGTTCATAAGAAACATTGTCGTTTGTTACCGCGTCTTCTTCGTCCACT